CCATTTCAAAAGACAATAGTAAGAGACTTATTCGGATGGAAATATAGAGATTCTGATTTAAGGAGATTTAGGACTGCTTACATTTGCCTACCTAGAAAGAATGGTAAGTCTACTCTTATAAGTGCTATAGCTTTATACATGACTCTAGCTGATAATGAGCCAAGTGCTGAAGCTTATATTGCAGCTGGAGATAGGTCTCAAGCAAATATTATATTTGAGGTGGCTTCTGGAATGGTTAGAAACGACTCTCAACTAAATAAGAATCTAAAGGTATTCAAGAACTCTATCATTCATGAGAAAAGCCAATCTTCATTAAAAGCTTTAAGTAGTGAAGCAAGTTCTAAATTTGGTTACAATGCTTCTTTCATTTGTATGGATGAGTTCTTTGTTCAAAAGGATGCTTCTCTATGGGATGCTTTAACTACTTCTGTAGGATCAAGGAGACAGCCAATGACTATAGCAATAACTACAGCTGGATATAACAGAGAGAGCATATGTTATAAGACGGAAGAGTATGGTCGTAAAGTATCTGAGGGAATTATTAAAGATGAAACTTTCTACTATATAAAATATTATTGCGATTTAGAAACAGACTGGACTACAGAAGAAGCTTTAATAAAAGCGAATCCAGGACTTGAATCTGGAGTAGTAAAGCTAGACTATTTAAAAAGAGAACAGCAAAAAGCTATAAAGCTTCCTAGCTATGAGAATACTTTTAGAATGTTGCATCTTAATCAATGGATGAGTTCAGCTTCTAGATGGCTATCAGACCAGCAATGGATGGCTTGTAACCAGTCAGAAATAAACTTAGAAGATTATAAAGGAATGACTGCATACGCTGGACTTGACTTAGCTAGTGTGAGAGACGTCTCAGCTTTTGTTCTAATTATTCCAGAGGACGAAAGAGTTACTGTAATTCCTTTCTTCTTTGCTCCTCAAGAGAATGCTTATGTAAGAAGTAGAAGAGACCAAGTAGATTATATAGGTTGGGGAAAGGAGGGACTGATGGACTTAACTCCTGGAGATGTTACTGACTATAACTACATAAAAGAAAAGATAAAAGAAATAGCTGAGCTTGTAAATATAAAAGAGATAGCTTATGACAGATGGAACTCTTCACAGTTAGTTATTGACTTAGTTAATGATGGACTACCTCTAGCTCCATTTGGTCAAGGCTTTGCTTCTATGTCAGCTCCTACTAAAGAACTAGAAAAGATGGTCCTAGCGAAAGAGATAAATCATGGAGGGAATAAAGTTCTTCGTTGGATGTGTTCTAATTTAGCTATGAAGTCTGATCCAGCAGGAAACATTAAAATGGATAAGTCCAAAAGTAGTGAAAAGATTGACGGAATGATAAGTCTAGTAATGGCTTTAGGAAGCTATATGAATGACGATTCAGAGGACTCTTCTTATGATGACAGAGGAATAGTATGGATTTAATGGTCAACTATTAAATTATTTTTAATAGTTGGACTTTTGAATTATCTCGTATCTTTGTAAAGTAATTACAACTTATTTTAATGGGATTATTAGATTTTCTTCGTACTGAAAAACGAAGCGACAATTTTTTAAGAGGTGGGTTTAGTTTCGGAGGTGCATCAAATAAGACTGCTGTTACTCAAGAAACTTCTCTAACTTTTTCTGCTGTTTTCGCTTGTGTTCGTATAATATCAGAATCAATAGCTTCTCTACCAGTTAGAGTCTACAAGCTAGAACCAGACGAAGATAAAATCCTAGAAAAATCACATCCAATCAATAGACTCTTATCTAGAAATCCTAATGAGTTCATGACTACTTATACCTTTCTAGAGGTGCTAATGAATAATCTTTTACTAAATGGTAACTCTTATTTTTATATAGAAAGAGATAGTTCAGCTAGACCAATTGCATTAATTCCTATAAAGTCTGAAGATGTTAAAGTTATAAATCATGACGGAGATATATACTACGATATTAAAGGTTTTGAGATTGCAATTCTGAAAGAGGATATGTTACACTTCTTCAATCTTAGTTTTAATGGGTATGAAGGTACTTCTGTAATTAATGCACAAAGAACAACGATAGGAACTTCTATAGCTTCTAATGATACAGCTAATAGCTATCTTGGAAATAGTTCTCAAATAGGTGGAATAATTAAACATCCAGGAAAGTTATCTAAGGAAGCTGTAGCAAGATTGAAAACTTCATGGAATCAATCTCACTCTGGATCTTTTGTAGCTGGTAAGACTGCTATACTTGAAGAGGGAATGACATTTGAACAGTCAAAGATAAACGCTAACGATTATCAACTTTTAGAAACTAGACGTTTTCAAGTAGAGGAGATAGCAAGAATTTTTAAAGTACCTTTATCTTTAATAGGACATTTAGAGAAAGCTGCTAACTATTCAAGTATAGAAGCTCTATCTATTGATTTTGTACGCTTTACTTTACAGCCTTACTTAGTATTGATAGAGGGAGAACTAAACAGAAAGCTATTTAGAGAGAATGAATTTGATAGTTACTTCGTTAGATTAGATGCTAATGGACTACTCAGAGGAGACTCTGCAGCAAGAGCTGACTACTATAGAGAGATGTTATCTATGGGAGTTCTTAGCATCAATGAAGTAAGAGTTATGGAAGATTTGAATAGAATAGATGATGGAGATACTCATTACTTTCCAATGAATTACGCTCCAATAGGTAAAACGCAAGAGGATCAATAAGATGCCAATACCTAAACAAAATATAGAAGAGGGAAATGAAGAGTTTATTGAAAGATGTATGAGCGATGACACTATGCAAGAGTATGACGAAGAACAAAGACTTGCGATATGTTCTCTACAACTTAACGACGAAGAAAGAGCTTTAGAAGATATTGACACTAAACCTACTCAAGAGATGGCTAACGAAGCAGAACAAGCTCTAGAATGGAGAGAACAGTTTGGTAGAGGGGGAACAGAAGTAGGAGTTGCAAGAGCAAGAGATTTAAAAAACAGAGCAAATCTTTCTATTAATACTATAAAGAGAATGTTCTCTTATTTTAGTAGACATGAAGTAGACAAAGAAGCTGAAGGATTTAGAAGTGGAGAAGAAGGCTATCCAAGTGCTGGACGTATTGCTTGGGGACTATGGGGAGGAGATGCTGGCTTTGCTTGGACAAAAAGAAAAATTGACGAAATAGCTAAAGAAGAAAAGAATTTAGATATTATGAAAAATAAAGATTATAGACATATTCAAAAGATAGAGGAGACAGAAGAGTCTTACATTATTCATTTTGCAAAAGCTCACAATGAAGAAATGAATGCTGAAGAAACTCCTCAAGATATTGTTAAAGATTTAGAAGAAGAACTTATAGAAGATTCTCCTAATGTAGAAACTTATCAAAGAAGCAATCCTAATAAGGAAGTTAGAACTTTTGACGTTCAGGACTTAGAGCTTAGAATGGATGGCGATAAAATGCAAGTAGCTGGATATGGTGCTGTCTTTAATTCTCAATCTAATGACTTAGGAGGCTTTGTAGAATATATTGCTCCTGGAGCTTTTGAAGGTCGTTTAAATGATGACGTTAGATTTTTAGTAAATCATGACGGACTACCTTTAGCTAGAACGACTAACAATACTCTTAGATTATCTGTGGACGATAAGGGACTAAGATATGAAGCTGACTTAGCTAATACTTCTATTAGTAGAGACTTAGTTGAATTATTAAAAGACGGAACTGTTAGTCAGTCAAGCTTTGCTTTTACTGTAGAAGATGACTCATGGGAATCAAGAGACGGAGTAAACGTTAGAACTATTAACAAGGTTTCTAGATTGTATGACGTTAGCTCTGTAACTTATCCAGCATATAATGAAGCTGGTAGCTATGCTCTTCGTTCTATGGAACAATGGCAAGAAGAAGAACAAAAGAAAAAACTAGACGAAAGTTTAGAGATTGAAAAGAAAGAAGGGATAAAAGAAGAAAATGACTTGAGAAATCGCTCCCTTGCTGAAATGCGATTGAAGGTTATTAAAAACAAATAAAATTTCAAAAATGAAAAATAGTAAATCTTTATTAGAAGAGAGAGCTATCAACGTTGAGAAGATGGAATCTTTAGTAGACTTATGTAAAGTTGAAGATAGAGAAATGACATCTGAAGAGCAAGTTGATTTCGACTCTTTAAATGAAAAAGTAGAATCTTTGTCAGCTATGGCTGAAAGAGCTTCAAAGTTTGAAAACATTCAAGCTTCAAATGTGAAAAAGAATGCTCCAGTTTCTGAGGAAGTAAGAGCTTCTAAAACATGGTCTTTATTTAAGGCTGTTAATGAATTACGTTCAGGAAAAGGACTTACTGGTATTGAGGCAGAAATGCACCAAGAAGCAGAAAAAGAAGGACGTAAGGGTATCGATGGAATTGGTATTCCAACAATGTTACAAGAAAAAAGAGCTATAGACCAGACTAACTCTGCAATCGCTCCAACTGCTGTAGGTGCATTCGTTGAGTCTTTACAAGCTGCTGGTCTTTATTCTAAGGTAGGAGTTACTGATTTAGGTACTGTTGCTGCTGACACTGTTCTTCCTATCGCTGGTGGATCAACTGTAGGCTGGAACACTGAAGTAGGAGCTGCTGCTGATGGTGGTGCTAACTTTGATAAATTAACTTTATCTCCAAAAAGAGTTACTGGTTACGCTAACTTATCTAATCAGATTTTAGCACAAAATGGACCACAAGCTGAAGCTGCTGTTATGAATGATATGGCTAGAAATATGGCTGTTCAGATTGATGCTGCTATGTTTGGTTCTACTGATGTAACTAACGCTCCTGGCTCTATCGCTGGAACTTCTGGAGTTCTTACATTTACTGAAGCTGCTTCTGTTGATGTTGCTTCTGATATGTTAGAAGCTATTCAGACAATCGCTAACAATCATGGACTAGACGGAAACAATGCTTTCGTTAACTCTTTTGAATTGTATTCAGTTATTAAAGCTGCTGCTCAAGTTGGTTCTGTTTATCCTCTTTACGTTGATGACTTACTAGCTGGCTATCCTGGATTCTTCTCTTCTGCTCCTGCTTCTGTAGCTGGAACTTCTGGAGATGGTATCTTTGGAGACTTCTCTAGAGTTTATATGGCTCAGTTTGGACCAATGTCTATTCAAGTTGATCCTTACACTAGAGCTGTAAATGGTGAGGTAAGACTTATCTTAAATAACTATATGGACTTTGGTGTTGCTTCTGGTGCATCATTTGTAAAGTATACTGCTTTAAGTGCTTAATTATTAATAATAGGAGGGGAAAGCTGCAACCTTTCCTCTCCTTTTATATTTTTAAAAATGATTAATTATAACATCTTTACAGATTACGGATATGTACCTTATGGTAAGCTAGTTCTTAAAACTGCTCCTACAGATACAGCTATAACTTTAGCAGAGGCTAAACAGCATTTAAGAATCGATTCAGACTTTGATGATGATAATGCTTACATTACTACTTTGATAGGTGTAGCTACTAATATGGTAGAGGAGTTTACAAGAAGAAGATTAATCACTCAGACTTACAATATATTTTACGATAATTTTCCTCCTTATATTGACTTACAAGTTGGAACTATTGCAAGCGTAACACACATAAAATACTACGATTCTAACAACATAGAACAGACACTAGCTGGATCAGAGTATGATTTAGACAAAAGAATAAATCCAGGAAGAATATATCAAAGCGATACTGGAAGCTTTCCATCAACTTACGATAGACCTAATGCTGTTGAAGTTGAGTTCATAGTGGGAGCCACAGCTTCTGACGTTGAGGCTGCAATAAAGCAAGCCATGCTAATTATAGTGGGAAGATACTATGAGCAGCGTCAAGACGTTGTATTAGGGACAATTGCTACAGAGCTTCCGTTAATGGTTGAACACATTTTAACTCCTTACAGAATTTTAGAGTTATGATATTTGGAAAGTTAGATAGAAAATTAACGTTGTACAATCAAACGTTCACTACTAATACTTATGGAGAAAGAGTATCTTCTACTCCTACTAGTGTTACTATCTACGCTGACTTTAACTTTAAATCTGGCTCTACTAAATTTGAATCAGATGTTTTAGTTAATGAACAAAATATAGAATGCTTAATAAGATACAGAACTGCTATAGGAGTTTCTCCAGATTATTACTTAACTGACGGAGATATTTCTTACGCTATCACTTCAATTAGAGAAGTTGGAAGAAAAGATAAAATGATTTTATCTATTAATAAAAAAGATTTAACAGCAATATTTTCGAGCTAATGGCAAACGCAATTACTTTAGAATTTGAAAAAGGACAGTTAGAGTCTATTGTTAAAGACTTGGATAAGTTGTTCCCTGATAGCGATACAAAGCTAAGAACTACTCTTAGAAGTGCTATGAGAAAGTCTGCTGTACCTTTAAGAACAGAAATAAGAACTCAAATAGATAGAATAAAACCAGCGACAAACTCTAAGAATCCTGAGAGAGATACTGGTCAACTTAAAAAGTCTATCGGTATAATTAACGGAAAGTCTAAGGGAGGACGTAAGCCTTCAGTATATGTAGGTCCAAGAGTTAAAGGAGCTTATGCTACAGAGACAAAAACTGGATTTTATTTCTATTTTCATGAGTACGGATTTAATGGTACTCCAGGACTTAGAATGTTAGACGCTGCAGCTCAATCTAAAGGAGCTGAAGTAATGAATAACTTTGTCGGAAAACTAGAAACAATAATAGCTAAAAGATTTGCGAAGTAATGAATGTAGGAAAAGCTATATATAATATACTTAGTAACGATTCAAATGTCGGACCTTTAGTAAGCAATGGATCAGTAACTAAAATCTTTCCAGCACGCTATAAGTTTCAACAAGCAGACGCAAGCCTTCCCTTTATTGTTTATCAAGTTGTTTCTGATTTGCCAAACATGACAAAGAACGGAGTATCTACTTATGACTATGTCAGCGTACAGATTACAATTGTTCACTCTTCTTATAGTGAGCTAATAACTTTGTCGGATCACGTTAGAACTGCTCTTGACTATGTTAGTGGAACTTATGAAGGTGTAGTAGTTGATAAGATATTTTTCGAAAACAGCAACGAAATCTATGACGATAACTCTGGAACTAACGGACTTTATCAAATAGCACACGATTACAGATTTAATATAGATAGGTCTGAAGCTTCAGAGTTTGATTTAAACTCTATAAACAATCTACAGCTTTGGTTAAAGAAAGGAACTGGAATAACTACTGACGGAGGCAATGTTAGCAACTGGACCAGCTCTTCTACAAACGCTTACCAAATGGTACAAACAAGTTCAGCAGCTCAACCAGTTCATGATGCTTCAACTGATATAGTACAATTTACAAACGTAAGACAGTTAAATCTAACTAGTAACGGAACAGACGCAACAAATATAGATTTTTCAACTGGAGCTATCACATTTATAGTAGTATTGACTGCTACTACTGATGTAGCACAATTATTTCAAACTATAGCAGCTGACTCAGATACTCCTATTATTCAATTTTATGCTCCTGGAGATTTCTTCTATATTGACTCTTTAGTTAGCTTTGTCTCTGGTTCTTCTCCAGGTGCTTATATAGCTAACGGAGAAAAGCTAATGTTGACTTATACTTATGCTGGAGGAACTAATGGAGCAGTTGACATTCTAAAAAATGGAACTAGTATAGGTTTGACTAATGGAACAACTGCTACTACTGGCTCTTATCAAATTAATCAAATTGGAATAGACGGAGGAGCTGGAGCTAGGGGGATGTTTAGTGGAATTCATGAGATAGCAATATTTAACTCTCTTTTAAATGAAGAAGATTTAACTAATGCTCAGAATGATATAAAACAAAGAAACGGAATTAGCTAATGGTTATATATAAATCAACATATAAAGAATGCGAAAGTACTATAAAATACTTGAATAGTGTTTTACATTTTCCAGATAAAAAAGGAACGCTAACTACAGCAATTCCTAGACAGTTTGAAGATACTAAATTATACTGGTTTTCTGTTGACAAAGCTTACATTTTCAATTCTTTGAGAACTGAGGATTTAAGGCACGTCATAAACTATCATGAAAAAGAAGAAATAAAAAAGTAGATATGTATAAGATAAAACTAAAAAAAGATATTGAGTTTCGAGGTGTTGAATTTATCAAAGGAGAAACTTATAACGTTGGAAGAAAAGAGAGAAACTTCTTTTTTCAAAATGATGCAATAGCAAAACCAACAAAAAAGAAATCTAAAACAGAAGGAGAAACTTCTATAGATTTAGACGATTAATTAATTAATTTAAATATTTTATAAAATGGCAATTTTTAACGGAACAGATTTAATTCTGAAAGTTTCTCCAACTGATGGAGGAACAGAGGCAAAACTAATGCACTCTCAAAACGTTAGCATCTCAATGAGCGCTGACACTATAGACATCACTGATAAAGACTCTGCAGGCTGGAGAACTTTAATAGGAGGAACTAAGAGCTTCTCTTTAAGTGCTGATGGTCTTATGGACTTTAATCCTACAGATGCTACAGTTACAGAAGTAGACGAACTGACTACTCAAATGTATGACAGAACAGCTGTAACTTTTGACTTCACTCTAGCTACTACAGCTTCAGGAGACTACTATTATAGTGGTTCTGGATTTATTACTTCAGTTGAGGTTAGTGGAGGAACAGAGGACGCTCCAACTTATTCAGTAAGTATTGAGGGAAGTGGTGCTTTAACTACTACGACTGTATAATTTTTTATTTCGTTGTTTGGGGTTGGTGTTGATACATCGCCTCAGACAACTTAATTTAACAACGAAAAAAAAATGTACGAAATAATAATAATAAATGGAAATGACTATCCAGTAAGATTTGGAATGAATTCGTTAAGAATGTTCTGTAAAGATACTGGAAGAAGTTTAGCTGACTTAGATAGCTTAGGAGATGGAATGAGTCTAGATGACGCTTGTTCTCTTATCTTAAATGGTATAAAAGACGGATCTAGAGTTAGTGGCCAAGAATGTTCTTTAACAATAGACGAAGTTGCTGACTTATTAGATGAGGATTTTGATGCAATGAATAGAGTTCTTAATGTATTTACTGAACAGTTTTCTTCTAAATTTAGTAACGAAAAAAAGCCGAAGGGAGCAGTAAAGAAGCTCCCGAAGAAGAAGAAGTAAACTGGAACGATTTAGAGTCTACTGCTTACGGACTTGGATTAATGCCTGTAGAATTTTGGAACTTAACATTTCACGAATTCTGGTGTATTCAAAAGGGTAAGAATGATAGGTTTGAAATGTTGCAGAGGTTTGAATGGGAGAGAGTAAGATGGTTAGCTTGTATTAATTTACAGCCACATACAAAAAAAGGACAAAATCTTACTCCTCAAAAGCTTTGTAAGTTTGAATGGGAAAAGACAAAGACTGAGATTGATATTGAAAAACAACGAGAGAGAGCAAACTATATAAAAAAGAAATACGATAAACTAAGACAAAATGGGGAATAAGACGTTATCGGTAAGGTTAACTTTAAATGACAAAGACTTTCAAACTGGGTTAAGAAAGGCTACTAAGTCGATGAAGAAGTTTGGAACATCTTTGAAAAATACTGGAAAGAATTTATCTACTAATTTGACTCTCCCAATTTTAGCAGTAGGAGTTGCTAGTGTAAAATTAGCTTCAGATTTAGAAGAAACTAAGTCTAAATTTAACACTGTATTTAGTGGTATTCAACAAGATGCTCAATCTACAGCTCAAAACTTAGAGCAAAACTTTGGACTTTCTTCTCAAGCTGCTTTGCAATTACTAGGAGATACTGGAGACTTACTTACTGGCTTTGGGTTTACTCAAACAGAGGCTTTAAATTTATCTAATGAAGTAAATAAATTAGCTGTAGACTTAGCTTCTTTTACTAATTTTAGTGGAGGTGCAGAAGGAGCTTCTTTAGCACTTACTAAGGCTTTGCTTGGAGAACGTGAATCTATTAAATCTTTAGGAATTGCAATAACAGAAGCTGATTTAAAGTCTTATGCAGCGGATCAAGGCTTAGTATTTAAAGAGCTTGACAGAGTAGCAAAGGCTCAACTAACGTTTCAATTAGCAGCAGAGCAAAGTAAAAACGCAATTGGAGACTTTGGAAGAACTAGTGAAAGTTTCGCAAATCAATTAAGAATATTGAAAGGAGATGCTGCTAACTTAGGAGCTGAACTTGGAACTATATTACTTCCAATAGCTTTAAAGATAGTTCAAAAAGTAAGAGATTTAGCTCAGTCTTTTAGCAGTTTGTCAACTGAACAAAAAGAAACAATTCTTAAAGTTGCTGGATTAGTTGCTGTCTTAGGACCTTTATTAGTTGTAGTAGGTAGTATTGCTGGAGCGATTTCCACTTTAATACCAATAGTTGTAGGTTTAGTAGCTGCATTTAATCCGTTGGTTGCTGTTGGTTTAGGAGTTGCTGCTGGATTAACTTTTTTAGCTGATAAGATGGGATTCTTTGGAGATGAGACTGAAGATGTTTCTGAAGATATTGATGAGGTTATAGGTCAATTTGAGAAGTTAGAAAAAGCTTTACCTACTAAAGATAAAACTATAGCTAGACCTACGCTAGCTGGAATAGCTCCAAAGAAAGCTCTTAGCGTACCTATTAATCTTGAACTTCCAGACAATTTAGGAACTATAAAAGATGAAATAAAAACTACTTTAGGAAGTTTTAGCGAAGCATTCTATGACTTTTCGGATGATTTTAAGCAAAGTCTACAAGATGCTTTTTCTACTATTTCTCAAGTAGCTAGTCAAGTCTCTGGAATAGTTTCTCAAATGTATGAAGCTCAAACTATAAAAGCTGAAAATGCTCACGCTAAAGAGATGGAAATTCTTACAAGGTCTAAAGATTTTGCATTAATGACAGAAGAACAAAAAGCAGTAGCGATTGCAGAAGTAGATAATAAACTAGCTAATAAGAAAAAAGAAATACAAAAGAAACAAGCTAGAGCTGAGAAAGCAGCAGCAATATTTCAAGCTATTGTAGGGACTGCAAGCGCTGTAGCTCAAGCATTACCTAATATTCCTCTGTCTATTCTAGCTGGAGTTTTAGGAGCTGCTCAAATAGCTACTATAGCAAGCACTCCAGTTCCAGCATTTGCAGATGGTGGACTTGTTACTGGCGCCACAATGGGACTAGTAGGAGAAGGACCAGGAACGAGTATGAGCAATCCAGAAGTAATAGCTCCCTTAGATAAATTAAAGGGAATGATTGGAGGAGCTGCTGGTGGTGTTGAGGTATATGGAAAAATAAGTGGATCAGATATATTACTAAGTTCTGACAGAGCAAGAGATAACAGAAAAAGAACAAGAGGATACTAATGGCTGTAGTAGATAGATTGACTGGAGAGTTTAGAAGTGATAGTGGAGTTTACTATAAAATGACTATAGTAGATAATAACTCTCCTAGTGCTTCTACGTCTGTAATAGATATAGCAGAGAACGGATTTGATTTAACGTATCAAACTGATACTGACGATAGATTTACTGGATTAATTCCTTCAGAGGTTAAGTTTGATATTTTGGTCGGCTCTTCATTTGAGCAAGCTGTAGTAGATGAAATAAGAATTTCGGACTATCAAAGATTCCAGCTAAAAATAGAAAGGTCAACTAATGACGTTACTTATAATCTTTTTTGGGTTGGTAATATTCTCAATGATATAAACAGTCAGAAAGATGAAGCATTCCCTAGAAGCTTCACGTTAACTGCTATATGTGGACTGTCTCAACTTAGTGAAATTGATTATAATGAAAACATTCCGTATCTAGATATTTCTACTTATAATACAATTTATATGATAATTCAATCATTAAAACTTCAAGTAGGAACTTCTGACTACTGGGATGCGAATGATAATTTTATCTATACAATTGTAGATTGGACTAATGACTTAATTCCTAGAAGTAATTCTGTTGATCCAATGAATTACACTAGATTCAATCCTTTTGCATTTGCAACTGTTAACGAAGAAACTGGTAGAATTAAAAGACAAACTGCTTTTGAATTATTAAATGGTATTTGTAAAGCTTGGGGAGCTAGGATGTTTCAAGCTAATGGATACTGGCACTTTATACAAGTAAATAGCTATTTTTATATGGGTAGTGTTGTTGATGTATACTGGAGAACTTACAAAAAAAATGCTACTTTATTTAATTACGCAACTCTTGACTATACTAAACAAGAGGGAACAACTTACAGAAAACTAGCTGGATCGGATACTGATTCCTTACCAATATTAAGAAAAGTATTAGCTAAATATGACACTATAAAAGCTTATGATTTACCTTTCATTGAGTATCAATATGGTACACAAACACCAGTAGCATTTGATGAGGATGACGGAAACAAGCCTATTATAACTTGGAACGGATACGCTGACGGAGTTAACTTAGTAACTTCTACAGATTATGATATAGCTAACACTTCAGCAAATAGATTAAGTATAAAACTGGGAGACGTAACTCAAATAGATGGAGCTACTATTAATATTAGTAGACTATTCAGTAATGCTTACAATGGTACTTCTTCAGATTTTACTACTAATTTTGGAGTTTCATGGACTTATATCACTCATTTTTTAAGGTTTAAACTTGTAGGCTCAAGCAGTACAAAATACTGCAGACCATTAGGAGGTAATGCTTCTGACTGGACTACTACTGAATTGTGGGGAATAGCTCCATCGTATCCAGCATATAGCACATTTTACCAAGGTGCTGGAGTAGATGTTGAAACACTTAATCAGTCAGAATATCTTTGTCAGTTTGAAACTCCAGAGCTTCCTTTTGATGGGACACTATACTTAGAAACATACTGTAGAATTTTTAGAAATTTAGTTTTCTTAGATAATGATGCTAATGTCTTGATTGCTCCTACAGATACTGGAGCTGATAAGATATTTATATATTCTAAACCAGATGTAGATGAAACTCAAAATCTTCAATACTACGTCAATGGAGCTTCTGTAGCTGGTCAAATATTTAGCTCTACAAACACTCCAGGAGGTATTCTAATAAACAATGGAACAGACTATAACGTCAATGACTTATACTTCGGAAGTGGTCCAGATCCAGCTGCTATTGGAAAGATTGAGAGTTATAATGGTAGCGTTTGGAGTAATGCAATTAATCCAACTTGGGAGTCTTACGGAAGTGGAACAGATTTATTCTTTACTCAGCTTCTAGTTGATGAAATATTGAAAGGACAAATTAATGGAGCTGAGGTCTTTAATGGCTCTATAAAAGTAACGGATACTTCTACATTTTATTATTTTAATAGTATAGAAATAGATGGAAATAAATACCTTCCTTATCAAGTTACATTCAACGCAAATCAAGACACTTGGTCTGGAGAGTTTTATCAAATTGATTTAAGGTCCTCAACTACTGGAAGCTCTACAGTACAAATAGAATTTACAGAGTTAGTAGATAATACTTTACAAACTTTAACAAGCTTTTAATATGAGTCTACTTACATACTTACAAACTAAAACAGTAGCTGTAGTCAATGAGAGTAGTTCTTATGGGACTATAGGTTCTTTAGGGATAACAGAAGCAAAAAGTAAAACAGCTTTAGCAGGATCAAATTTATTAATTATTAATAGAGTAGATGGCTCAGAGACTCCTATAACTTTATCTTCTGACATAAATACTGGAAGTAAAAGCATAAGCTTTACTCCAATAACTATTGAAGGGGGGATAATGAGCGGAAGCCTAATAGTAGAACCTCAAAAAGAAAGGCTTGATAGAGTAGACACTAGCCTACAATATATAAACTTTTCTAGTAAATTTGCAGCACGTCTAGACTGGGTTACTTTTTCAAATAGTGGAATTTCTAATAGCGTATGGAGTACACATACTGGAGACACTGGAAAAGTAGTTGATACATCAATACTAGAGGACGTTGGAACTGACATTCAATCTGTTGGTATTGTTGTTCCTTTTGATTGTACTCTTATAGGATTTAGAGCTACGACCTACAGAGTGGGAAACTACCAGTCAGCAGTAGGTTTATTTGTAGGAACTCCAGCCTATAATGACAATGCAACTATAGACTTGACTTTAAGAGCTTATGGAGCTTCTGATAATTCAGCAGGACCAGATAGTAACTACTCTCAAAGACCAGTAAAAGCCGAAGATTTGACTAGAAGTTTTGCATTAAGTGCTGGAGATATAATTCTTCCAGCTGCTATAGGTGTTACAACTGCAGGAGGAAATTTAAGGATAGATTATACAATAGTATTAAAAACAACTAAACTAATATAATAAAAGATAGAATTAATTATGAAAAATCTACTAAAAGAAACTCAGGACGTTCTACTACTTAATGCTGGGACTTTCACCTTTGTTAGTTTAGCAAATATTGAGGTAATATTAAAAATAACTTTGTTAGCTTTGACAATAGTTTACACTGCTGACAAATATATCTACAATAGAAAGAGAAGAAAATAATGTTTAATCTATTAGAATGGACAAATAGTCTAGAAAAATTACAAAGAAAAAACATGAGTTTGAAATATTTTACTTTAGAAGAATTTGATGACGCTCCAGGAACTGGAAAGAATATGAAAAAAGACTTTCTTGTTAAGCTTGATGATGCTAGAGGTATAGCTGGTATACCTTTCAATATTACTAGTGGATGGAGGTCAAGAGAAACTAACGAAAGACTAATAAGAGAGGGATACAAGGCTTCTAAGAACTCTTCTCATTTAGCTGGAGTAGCTGTAGATATTGCTTGTAATAACTCTTTAAATAGAATTAAAATAGTTAAGGCTTTAGTTAAGGCTGGATTTACTAGAATTGGAATCGCTAAAACTTTTATTCATGTAGATTCTGATATAACAAAAAATGACGCTTTATGGATTTATTAGGAGGTATTTTTTCAGGACTGTTCAAGTCTGCTGAAGGGATTTTAGACACTACAATAACAAACAAGGAAGAACTACAGCAAGTAAAAAACGAGCTACAGACTATTCTAAATGATGCCGAAAAGAACGCTTCTAATCAAGTTACTGAAAGATGGAAGTCCGATAATTTAGGAGATAATAAACTTAGTAAAAATATAAGACCAATGTCTTTAATATTTGTAACTATTGTTTTTGTTATTATTTCCTTTATGGATGGGAATGTAGGAGAGTTTAATTTAAATGAGTCTTATATTCCAGTTTATCAAACACTTTTATTAGCAATCTATGGGGCTTACTTTGTAGGAAGGACGATAACTAAATCAACTAAATGAACAACGAAAAAAGATATAGGTTAAAAGAAGACGAATGGAAACTAATAGACGAATATAGAACAGATAGAAATAAAGATAATTTACTAGCTGAAGAATGTAAAGCTTCAGGTATTGATATAAATTCTATCTCTCATTATTGGTATAAAAGTAAGAAGTTCTCAATCTTTGCCAAGCCTAATGAATTTACAAAAGATGAATTCCTTAAATCTATTGAGGATCTAATAAGTAAATACTCTCCTAAATATCCTACTATTGACTATCCAAAAAGAGAGGACGGACACTTACTTATCATTAATCCAGCTGACGTTCATATAGGAAAATATGCTGACGCTTTAGAGACTGGAGAGGAGTATAATGTAGAAATCGCTAAGAATAGAGTTAGAGAGGGAGTTAAGGGTATTCTAAGAAATGCTGATGGCTTTAATATAGATAAGATTTTATTCTGTATAGGTAATGACATACTTCATACAGACAATACAATGGGAAGCACTACTAGACTAACTCCTCAAGATACAGACGGTAAATGGTATAGACATTTTACAGAAGCTTTAGAGCTTTACGTTGAAATAGTTGAGATGCTTATGCAGATAGCTCCAGTTGACTGTATACACTCAATGAGCAATCACGACTACATGAGTGGCTTTCATTTAGCTCATGCTCTTAAAAGCTGGTATAGAAATACTGACGCTGTAACTGTAGACGCTGATCCTAAACATAGAAAATACTATACATACAAAAACAGCATGATAGGGCTAACACATGGAGACGGAGCTAAATTAAATAATTTGCCTTTACATATGGCTCAAGAAGAACCTTTAATGTGGTCTTATACTAAATATCGTTACTGGTATTTACATCACTTACATCATAAACAAAGATATAAATTTATGACTTCTTTTGATAATATAGGAGTTACTGTAGAATTTTTAAGAAGTCCAAGTGGCTCTGACTCTTGGCACTATCAGAAAGGTTATACTGGTAGCGTTAAAGCTGTAGAGGGATTTGTTCATAGTGAATTCGGACAGATTGCACATTTGACTCATATATTTTAGTATATTTGCCAAGTTTTAGGGAAAAAAATACACTAGTTCTTAGTGTTTTGTGTTGTGTTATTGTTGAAGAAGAGAGGGTGATTCCTCTCTTTTTTTTCTTTTTGTTATAAATTATAAACTTTTTTTTACTCTAGTAAATAGAATTTATTTCAATATATTTTGTGAATAAGTTTGCACAATTAAAAAAAGCTTGTATATTTGTACCAACAATAACACTAAAAACAAACACAATGAATCTAATTAACCTAACAACAATTAACAACGAAAACTTTCAAGCAATAATTTCTAATCTTATTGGAACTGATTGCGAAATGGAATTTGCAAACGCAACAACAGAGCATGAAAGTTTAGCTTTAAATTTAGGACTTACAACAATTATGTTATCTGATAATAAAAAAAATGATACATTAATAGTAAAATGTAAAACTGAAGATATTAATTCTTGGGCTTAATAATAACAATGGGGAGAGCAATCTCCCCTTTTTTTATAACTAACTAACACTAAATTAAAATGACTACAAAAGATTTATTAATTATTCAATCAATAGCTGAGTTTAGAAAGTACAAAGAACTAGAACTCGGTAAAGCTAAACAAGAAGAGCAAAGGGGAGATAGTAGAATGTCTAGCTATCATCAAGGTAAAGCTGATGGTTTAGAATTAGCAATCCAAAGATTAACTTCTATAAACAACTTAAAATAATGAAAGACTTAGCAAAAAAAGAATTTTTAAAAGACCAAGCTAAATTAGAATTAGGAACTCAGGTTCAATTCTTTGAGTTTGATATGGACGACTATTTGACGTTTAACAGTCTTTTAGGGCTTGTAGTGGCACTATTACTAATTTTTAGTCCAATACCATTAGACACTATATTAAGCGCTTACACTGGCTCTTTTATCACATTACTAATTTTTTATATAAAATTCGGAACAAATGAAAAGTAAAAGCGAAATAATGAATAGACTATTTAAAGAGAATAGTTTACTTGAAGAAGATGTTTTCAAACATCAACACTTTACAATAATAACAAGAGCTGGAATACAAAAAATCCAAGCTAATAATAATATTTCTATTACCTATGAAGTAATAGAATGCTCCAAAAATTACTGCGTAGTCAAAGCTATAGCTACTTCTAAGGATCAAACTATTGAAACTTTTGGAAGTGCTTTAAAGGGAGACAATTACAAAGAAGGTAATACCAATAGCTGGTATGTTATGGAGATAGCAGAAAAGAGAGCTTTAAGTAGAAGCATTCTTACTATCTGTGGTCTATATCAGTTCGGAATATTTGGAGAGGATGAAAGCGAAAGCTTCAAAAAATCAAAAAATTAATTAATAAATTAAAAAAATGTTAGAACAACGAATCGAAGGAAAATTAACAAGAGTATTAGAGTCTCAAGGAGGCACTTCAAAGGCTGGAAAGGAATGGATCAAACAAGATTTTGTTATAGAGACAGAAGCTAAGTTCAATCCAACTGTATGTCTTACTTTATTTGGAGAAGAAAAAGTTAAAATGCTAGAAAGCTTCAAAATAGGAGATATAGTAACAGTATCTTATAACTTATCCTCTAAGGAGTTCAATGGTCGTTTTTATACGTCAGCTAATGCTTGGAGTATAGGTAGGTCAAACGGACACTCAGATAAATTTGAGCAGGAAGAAGTAAATGACATGCCTTTTTAATATGAAAGAGAATAAAGAATCCGTTTTCTATTGGGCTTTTGTAGTAAAGAATCCTAAACTTAATGGAGTTTCTAGAAGTTTTAATTTTAACGCTTTTAGATGGTGTTCAGATGCTGAACTAGAAAACGATACTTTCTATTTTGTAGGGACAGAAAATGAATCTGATGATTTTTACTCTCAACTAATAGAAAACGGATACTCTGTTCAAGATGATTTTAAGATAAAAGAATATGACAAAGAAAGAAAAAATAGATAGAATCCTTTATGAATCTCATTTAGTAATAAATGGATCAACTGGGACGGATATTACAAAATCTAGCAGAGAAGAAGCTAGAAAGAAGTCTAGAAAGATTTTAAAGGAGCTTAAAGACTTCGCTCCAGAAGTTTATAACATAGTAAAAGAGGAATTCAATGGATAGTTTAGATAAATTATTAAAGGAAAAAAATGACGTTGAAAGTATTGTTAAGTCTACTTGTTTTATTAATAATATCACTCCTCAAGAGTTTGTAGTTAAATCTAGAGAGAGATACTTAATAGACTCTAGACGTATGGCTTACGCTGCTACAAGAGATATATTAGGCTTTGGATGGTCTAGAATAGGACGAGAATTTAAGATGGACCACGCTAATATAATTCACCACTATAAACAGCATTCAAACTTATTAATTTTAGATAGATTTTACAGCGAAAAATACGAAGCTCTGATAGAGGTTTCAAAAGCTGAGATAGGAATTATAGATGTAAAAGATATTTTATTGGAAGTAAGAAGAAGAAAACTAGAGTTTTCAAAAGAAAAAATAAGAATTAAAGAACATTTAGATAACTTATAAAACTAAAACAATGACACAAAAAGAACAAATCTTAACACATTTAAAAGAGCATGGATCAATTACTAGCTGGGACGCTATAATGGAGTATGGAGTTACAAGATTAAGCCATCACATATACTGTCTAAGAAATGAGGGATTTATTATTCCAGACAATCGTATTCAAGTAGAGACTAGACTAGGAAAAACTACTAATATTTCTAAATATACTTTGAGAGATGAAAAGAATTAGAGTAGTAAAAAACACAAACTTTACTACTATAAATAATGAGTTTATATTTAATAAAGATATGAGCTTAAAAGCTAAGGGTTTACTCTGTCATTTATTAGCTCTACCCAACGACTGGAAGCTCTATGTTGAAGAAGTAGAGAAACATCATAAAGACGGTAAGGCTTCTATTTATAGTTCATTTAAAGAGCTTACTGACAATGGCTACATGAAACGTGAACAGATTAGAGAAAACGGTAAGTTTAAGGGATATGATTATGTCGTATTTGAAAAACCGTATACCGAAAAACCGAATACGGAAAAACCGAATACGGAAAAACCGTATACCGAAAATCGACCACTACTAAAGACTAATAATACTAAAGACTTAATAAAAGTAAATACTAATAATACTAAAACACAAGTTTCGAGTTTTCCAATTGAATTAAATATTGAAGCTTGGGAGCTTTGGAAAGAGTTTAGGAAAACAGAATATAGAAAAAGCTATAAGACATTAGGCGAAAAAGCAGCTATTGGAAAACTTCTTAAAATAGCTGGAGATGACAAAGAGCTACAAAAAGAAGTTCTATTGCAATCAATGGAGAACGGCTGGATTGGCTTGTTTCCTATAAAAACAGAAAAGAAAAGTAAAGCTCAAG